GGAGCTCATCAAAGGCAAAGCCGACGACTTTGTAAACAAAAGACGCTTTCGCTCGCACATGAGCTTTCAAACCGCTTTATTAACCCTAAAAACGCTCGACTTAAGCGAGTGCAAACAAATCATTTTAATTCACCTCAGCGATGGATATACGGACGAAAAACGCTTCATTCAGGACACTGAAAAGGCTTTCGGGATTCCGACAATCTGCGCTGACAAAAACCAAGTAATTGAGTTATGAAAAACAAAATCAAGATTTTCGCAATTTTCGTAATGATGTTTTTTGCGTCATTTGTTCCAGAATCTAATCATGAATTATTTGGAGACTGGAGATGCAAAGGCGGCCATGTAATTTATCACGAGTACAAATCAGATGAATACATAGGCTGCCAATACGGAATAGACCAACACCACCCATCTACATGGCATTGGGGTGTGCGTCATTGGATTTGGCTACTCACTGGCCTTACATTTACCACATGGACAATAGTAGAAATTATTAACAAAGAAAATAAATAAGTAAAATGAAACAAACATTTTTAACCAAAGTAAGCTACACCAAGCAATTCGATAACGGCACATTCAAGCGCGTTGTTGAACAATACCTATTCGATGGCCACACATTCACTGACTGCGAGGCTAACGTTTACACCCATTTAGGGGAGCTCATACGTGGAGAGTTCACAATCATTAAGATGGATAGGTTTGCTGTTGATGAAATCATTGGAGACAAAGAAAATCAATTTGAAAAGTTCTTTTTAGTCAAGCAAATTCACACCGATATTGACAACCGTGAAATCAAAATGAAAATGCTAGTTAACGCGCCAAACATCGAAAGAGCCAAAGAAATCGCTACACAATACAATGCGGAGGTATTTGTGTTTGAGCCTGAAATCAACTCAATAGTAGAAACCAAAATTTTGGACTATTTCCAAAGTGCAGAAACAATTGAGGAATGACCCAAACCAAACTCGAAAAGCGCTTCGCTAAAAAAGTGGAGCGCTATTGTTTGCAAAAGCAAACGACCCCGTGGATAATTTGCAGCTCATTTGGCTACACCAACATGCAAGCCATTGGACGATTTTTGACAGGTGAGGGCACTATCAGCGCGCAAACCATGGGATTGATTGACGAATACATGAAAAAGAATAAGTAACCTAAAAACCAAGTAAAATGGCAGCACAAGAACAAGTAAGAGAATGGCAGGAAAAGCAAATGCAAAAACTTCGTGAAATAATTTACAAAAACCGCAACAATTACACATCGACTATTAAACCAATTTTTGCGGATTCACAAAGTGAGCTCAATGATAAAACCATTGAAGAGCGCAGGAAGCAACTAACCCCAACCTATGAAGAGGTAATCGCAATAGGCTTTAAACGTGAAGAGGCTAGCGATGAGGCTTTCGAGAATGAACACGGCTATCCGTATTTTCTTGTCAATTTTGAATCAAAGGAGTTCATTATTGAATGGGATATTGAAACGCATCAGCTCAGGATTTTTGTTTGTGGCGTTCCTATTGAATATATTTCACTTCAAAAAGCAACGCGAATAATTTATGAATTTCGCAATAGAAATAAGTAACAACCTCAAAGCCAATTCAATCGGATTGGCTTTTTATTTACCTTTGATGTGAATAACCTAAAATAATGCGCTATGGATGTTACTTTTAACCATGTCGAATCAAACACAAAAATTTACTACACAACCGATTACGGGCGCTTCAAATTCTTGAAAGGTAACCGCGACATCAATGAATCCAAGGTCAATAAAATTAAAGAGGTTATTGAAGCTGGTGTTGACGTGCTGCGATACGCGCCAATTATCGTAAATGAAGACATGGAAATAATCGATGGCCAGCATCGTTTCACTGTATCAATGCAGCTTAGAACCAACGTGTATTACGTCATGCACAAAGAGGCAACGCTTAGCATTGTGCCAACAATAAATAGCAATCACACCAAGTGGCGCAACGTGGACTTTCTGAACAGCTATTTGGATTTGAAAAAACCCGCATATTTGGCGCTGCAAAATTTCATCAATGAATTTCACGGCATTAGCTTAAACACGGCAATCAAAATGTTTCATTCAGGAACTCCACAAGACGGCGCCGCAATTGAGCATTTCAGAGATGGCAACCTGAGCGATAAACACATGGCGTTTAGTTACTCTCTAGCCAACACCTTGCAAACTCTAAAGCCATACACTGACAATCCTTTCAGCTCGCGTTTCTTTTTAGTCATGATGCAGCTCCAGTCAAACGGGCTTTACGATCATTCACAAATGTTGCGTAAACTAGAGGAAACAGGCATGCGCATTGAATCCGTTAAGACAGTCAAAACAATCATTCAGGAAATGGAGCAGATAATTAATCACCGCGCAAAAAACCGCATCATTATTCATTAGACATGATTAAAATCATTAAAAAAATAGCAATCGCAATCGGCGGTATTTTGTCAATGCTGGCGCTTATTTACTTTCATATTTCCGACAACATCACGCTCAAAATATTTTGGTTTATCACCAATGAATGGCATTTAAAGCAATCAACCAATCCAAAAAAATGGGTTTGGATAATCACCGGTTACCGCTTTGCAACCTCAGCAATCATTATTTTATTTTATCACCTCATCAAATACACTTACAATGCAATTTTTTAAAGCACTATTCAAGAAAAAACCCAAAGACCGCGCCGAATTAAAGCGTGAACAATACGAAAGAATCGGCCGCATTGTTGCACATGGAGCCATGACCGACCGCAATTTCAACCGCTCTATTTCTCGCCTGCCTTTATACCCGCAATTGCTTGAAGTAATCAATCAGCACCCAAAGCAAAAGAAAGCGAGAATGCTTGTAAAGATGTTTCGATTGGTGAAAAAAAGGTAAATTATGGAATGGAAAAAAGTAAAAATCAGCGAGGTAAAAAATAACCCAAATAACCCGCGAGTAATCAAGGACGATAAATTCAAAAAGCTAGTTGAATCAATCAAGGCATTTCCTAAAATGCTTGAAATACGACCTATTGTAGTAAACCAAGACATGATCGTTCTTGGTGGTAATATGCGCCTAAAAGCTTCGATTTCTGCAGGCCTAAAAGAAGTTCCTATCATTTATGTAGATGACCTTACAGAAGAGCAACAGCGCGAATTTATTATTAAAGACAATGTTTCAGGCGGTGAATGGGACTGGGATATGTTAGCTAACGAATGGGATACTGAAGAGTTGGATGCTTGGGGTTTGGATGTTCCAGATATGAACCAAGAAGACGAATCCGAAGTTGAAGACGACAACTTTGAATTACCTGATCACGTTCAAACAGATATTATGCTTGGAGATATTTTTGAAATAGGCCAACATAGATTGATTTGTGGAGATAGCACATTGCCCGAAACATTTGAGAAGCTCATGAATGGCGCCATGGCAGATCTGGTGGTAACCGACCCGCCATACAACGTAGCATACGAAGGTAAAACAAAAGATGCGCTTACAATTCAAAACGATTCAATGGGAGATTCTGATTTTTATCAATTCCTTTTTAACTTCTACTCTGCGCTTGGTCAGTATTCAAAACCGGGGGGGGCATGGTACGTTTGGCACGCGGATTCAGAAGGCGCAAACTTCAGAAGAGCAATGAAAGACGCTGGCATCATGGTAAAGCAATGCTTGATTTGGGTAAAAAATACAATGGTTATGGGCCGCCAAGATTATCAATGGAAACATGAGCCATGCCTTTATGGATGGAAGGAGGGCGCTTCTCACAAGTGGTATTCGGATAGAAAGCAAACAACAATACTTGAATTTGACAAGCCAATACGAAATGCAGAACACCCAACAATGAAGCCAATACCTTTGATTGCTTATCAAATAAACAATTCATCTAAAAAAGGAGATATTGTTTGCGACGCATTTGGTGGTTCAGGAACAACAATGGTTGCATCTCATCAAATGGGAAGAATTGGCTATCTTGTGGAGTTTGACCCGAAGTACTGCCAAGTTATTGTTGACAGAATGATTAAGGTTGATCCGAGTATAAAAATTCTAAAAAATGGAAAACCCTACCATAATTGAGTGTAATTTTGATGGAAAGAGCGGCTATAAGTTTGGTGAAAACGGCAAGTGCTTCACTTATAACTTAAACAAAATCAGCAAGTTAAAAGCATTTGAAAAGGCGGTTGATGTCAAAATGAGCTACTTAAAACAGCAAAAAACAACTGTGAAATAACTGAGATATAATGGCAAATAGAAACCCGAATACAAAAGGCCTTAAGCCATTCAAAAAAGGAGTTGATTCCCGAAGGAATATTAAAGGAGCTCCAAAGAAAACATATTCGGACCATATAACAGATATAAAGCTAAAAGGTTATCAAGTTCCAACTAAAGTGGAGTACTTCGATATGATTGGATTGTTGCTGTCCATGACAGAGGATGACCTTAAAGAATTTGCTACAGGAAAAGAAAACCCGTATTGGATTAGGCTTTTGATTATAGATCTAAACAACAAGCAAATTAGACACCGATTAATGGCTGATTATAGGGACTGGCTATTTGGTAAGGCAGAGCAAAAAATGGATGTAGACGTAAAAACAGCACCAACAGAAAAGCCGCTATCTGAAAAGCTAATCGAGAAGTTGATTGATAAATTATGACGAAATAGCGCCTGTATTAAAAATAGCTTCAAGGTCTAACTTTGTGGCTTTTTGTTATTACATGGATTGGAGGTTCTTCAAATCACGGCCATATCTCAAAGAAATTGCACAAGCATTTCAGGACGTTGATGATGGAAAAATCAGAACGTTAGCAGTGTCATTACCACCCCGAGCAGGTAAATCCTACATAACCTCATTGTTTTGTGCTTGGACGCTTGGAAAGCATCCAACTGAAAGCGTAATGAGAAACACCTGTACTGCTACTCTTGCTCAAAAACTGTCGTACGATGCACGCGACATTGTGCGATCAGAAAAATTCATGCAGGTATTTCCCGAAGTAAGGCTATCGGATGACCGAGGTAGTGTTGACGCTTGGTCGACTAATTACTCAAAGCAAGTCGGTTATTTTGGCCGAGGCGTTGGCGGTACAATTATTGGTTTTGGTGCAAGCAAGTTAGCTATTACCGATGACCTTTTTAAATCCATGGAGGACGCAATGAGCGAAACCATACGCGAAAAAACGCACTCATGGAAAGAGTCAACACATGATTCACGTAAAGAAAGCGGATGCGCTGAGATTGATATTGGCACGCGTTGGACCCGAGATGATGTCATTGGTAAAAATACCGAGCAAGGTTATTACGATAAGCAAATCATTGTGCCAGCACTAATTGAGCAAGATGGTGAGTTGCATTCCTTTTGTGAGGCTGTAATGACAACCGAGGAGTATTTGCGTAAACGCCAAAAGACCCGTGAGGAGATTTGGATGGCCGAATACATGCAGCAGCCTGTTGACATTAAAGGCCGTTTATTTGAGCACTTACGCACGTTCAAAGACCTTGACGCGGTTTATAAACACAGCCAAGGCGCATTTGCCTACATTGACGTAGCTGACGAGGGTAACGACTATCTTTGCATGGTTTTGGGCCATGTGGTCAATAAAGACGTGTACATTACAGATGTGGTATTCACAAAGGCAAATACTGACGTAACTATTCCGATGTGCGCCGAGCTACTCAATAAACACAAAGTGCCGTATTGTCGTGTCGAAACCAACGGCATGGGCGCAATATTCGTGAAGTCTTTGCGTAAGGAAACTAAGACGGGTATTTTGCCTATTATCAACAACCAAAACAAGGAAACCAGAATACTGATGAATAGCAGCTATGTGCTGCGCAAATTTAGATTTAGAGCCGAGCCAATAGGCGAATACGCGCAGTACATTCACCAGCTTAAAGGCTATCAAAAAGAGGGTAAGAATAAAAATGATGATGCGCCCGACGCAACAACGGGTCTTGCATTGATGGTAAACGCTTTCTTGCCGAGCTTAGATTCCGAGTAATTTGCGCATCTCCTCAGTGTTAAGTGGAGTAAGTTCGTTGATTTTAGACACTGCCTCAGCACGTTTAAGCAATGATTCGGCATCTTTTTTCTCATCTGCTTTCAATACCGATATGTGCGAAAAGTCAGGAACCAGGTACATACCTTGTTTATCGAGCCCGAGTTGCTTTGTAAACTCATCGTACATGATTTGTGTGTCGGGAATGATCGTTGAGTTGTACGCCTGACGCTCCCCCATTTCAACGTTGGAAAATGTGGAACCTTTACCGCCTTCACCTTGACCAAACATGTGTTGGTTCAGGCCGTATTCATCAATGATGGCTATTTTATCGGCGGTCATTTCCTCAAAAAGCATCAAATCTTTTGTTGGAAATGTCATTGGGTCAAACTTCAAAGGCTTATCAGTTACCACAATCTCGCCTGAATGCCTGGCCTTAAGGTCTTCGCGTATTTGCTTAATGTCTTTAGGCTCTAAAGGCATAGCTGAGATACCGTCTTTGTTATCGCTCGATAAAATACCCAAACTGAAGAGGTTTGCAAGTAGCACATTTCTTTTTTCGTACTGCTTTTTTAGGTTGCTGATAGGGTAGCGCAAAGAGTCAATCTTTGACTTTGTGTTGAACAAATTAATACCATCCGGTTCGGTTAGGTAAATGACATCCTGAGGATAAAAATCTTTATACGTATCAACAACCGATGTAGGTATTTGAAATTTCTCAATGAAGCTACCCATATCTACACTGATGAGGTTCTTGCCTGTTGGCACAATCTTGACGTTATTGAACGACAAAGGCAGCATCTGTTTAGCACCAAATGAGCCCATTGGAGCATAAATCAATGCGTTATTTGTAACGCATTTATTCACCGCTGTCATGTAAATCATGGTTCCCCATGACTGCATAGCGTTAGGGCGGTCAATCAATCCAAAGATGTTGTTGCCGTTTGGCTCAATGCGCTCACCTTTGTCATTTACAATCATTGGATTTGCCGAAGCCACCATCTTTGCATAGCGATTAATCACAGCGTGAAGCTCGGGGATTTCATAGTAAAGGGCAAACTTGTCTGTTGTTGATACCCATACAGGAGAGACAACGCCAATTTGCTGAGTTGTGTAATAATTTGGGTTAGACCATCCTAGCAAACCGCGCAACCTCGTCATTAAATCCATTGAAAAAAGTTTATTTGCAACAAATTTATAATAATTTTGAGGCTTAAAGGTAAGCAATGGACAAATTGACACCCAAACAACTAGAGGCTATTAAGGACGTTAAGACCAAACAAATGGCCGAAAATGAAACTGTAAAGAAATGACCAGAGAGCAAGAAATTAAGCACGTGTTAGCTAACAAAGAGATTTTGCACGCTAAAAAAACGGCAGCGATTAAGCACGGCGATGTTGTGTTTGGCGATTATGGCAGCGTAAATAAAAAGCATCTGATCACAAAAGCGGAGGGCAGTGATGACACGATGTTGGGTATGCTTAAATTAGAGCTTTGCATCAACACCACAAACGTGATTGATTCACACATGGACTGCCACATTCCTGGTCTTTGGAAAAAATCACTAAAGGAAACAAAATTGTTGTTCTTGCTCCAGGAGCATGAAATGGAGTTCGAGTATGTAATTGCCGACTCGAAAAACAATCAGTTCAAAGCCGATGCCAAGCGCATGCCATGGTCTGACCTTGGTGTCAACTACCCTGGAGACACTGAGGCGTTGATGTTTGACGTAACGATTGACCAAAAGCGCAATGAGTTTATGTTCAACCAATACAAAAGTGGTTACGTTTTGAATCATTCGGTTGGCATGCGCTACGTTAAAATGTTTCTTTGTGTAGATACAAATGAACCGAGCTACGCAAGTGAAAAAGCAAATTGGGACAAATACTACCCACAAGTAGTGAATAAGGACGTGGCCGATACAAGAGGCTATTTTTGGGCAGTTACCGAAGCAAAAGTTATCGAGGGTTCAGCTGTTGTAAAAGGCAGCAACACAATTACTCCGGTTGTATCTATTTCAGAATACACTGACAAGCAATATTGCGATACCTGCCAAACCGATACAGATAGCATTGAACTAGACAATGCAAAAAGCATTTGTAAGGGTTGCGGTACGCAAAGAAAAGAAGCCGCTGGCAGCAGCACTTCTGATAAAACAGAGCCGTCTAATGACACTCAAAGGGATAATGCTTCTACCTTGGATTGGAGCAAAGTAATTAGTAACTTCTAAACAACTGTACAAATGAACACAGAAGAAGTAATTAAAGCCTTAGAGGATAAATTAGAATCCAAAGGCTTTGCAAGCAAATCAGATGTTGAGGCTATCAAAGCATCCATCGAAGAGTTGAAAAGCGCGAATGATGCCACCGCGATTAAAGAGGCAATCACAAAAATTGAGTTGGAAATTGCGAGCTTAAAAGAGCCTGCTGCTAAGACTGAAAAAACCTTCAAATCTTTTGGTGAAGCGTTACGCGCAACACTCGAGGATAACAAAGAGGCAATCATCGAGAGCACCAACAAAAAAGGCGAGAGCGTAACTATGCAGATTAAAGCTGCTATTACCATCTCTGAAGGAGCTACTTTGTTTGCAGAGGGTTCTGATAGCCACTATTTGTTGACTGCTTTCACCGGTGTTATCTCTAAGATTCGTAGCCGCGTGAGCCGTTACCTTTCTTTGGTATCAGTTGGCACAATCAACAACCGCGTTGCAATGTGGGTTGAGGAATTGGATGAGCAAGGAACACCTATTTTCATCTCTGAAGGAGCTGCAAAAACACCTGTTTCTGTACGTTACGAAGAGCGTGATGCTAAGGTCCAAAAAATCGCTGTTACTTGCAAAGTAACAATGGAGATGCTCCGCGATTTGCCGCAGTTGACTTCTTATATTCAATCTAACTTGTTGCGTCGCATTGAGGTGGCTACAATTACCGAGCTTTTTGCCGGTGATGGAACTATGCTTAACGGTCTTTTCGATTACGCAACTGCCTTTACAGGCGGTGGCCTAACAACCGAAACACCGTCATATGCTGACGTATTCCGCGCACTTGCATTGCAAGTTGAATTGGCTTTCGGTACGGCAACTGCTGTATTCGTTAACCCTGAAATCTTGGCTGCTATGGACGTTCAAAAATCAGTTGATGGCATCTATCTGCTCCCACCATTTAAGTCTGCTGACGGCCGCGAGGTTGCAGGAATGGAGTTGATTCCAGATGTTGCTTTGGTTGGTTCTGATTTTGATTTCGTTGGTGGAGACCTTACAGTTGTCAACGTTCGTTTCCGTGAGGGCTTAACCCTTGAAATCGGTGAGGACGGCAATGACTTCTCTAATAACTTGAAAACCATCCGCGCAGAGCAATCTCTTGTTCAGTTCGTTTCTGCTAATGACACGCAAGTGCTTGTCAAAGGCGTAATGGCTGACGCACTAGAATTGATTACTACGCCTGCATAGTAATTAAACCGCTACACTTGCCCCGACATTAACCCAAGCGGTTTGTCGGGGTTTGTGGCGTAAACAACCACCATAAAACAACGATCATGAAAATCAAATTAACCGCAAAATTTAGCCTTAAAAGACAAGGTGATGTTATCGAAGTAAGCGAGCTAACAGCAACGCAATTGATTAAAGAAGGTAAGGCAACCGCAGTTGGTGCCAAGGCAACTAGATCAAAAGATAAAAAGCAAGAAGAAGGTAAAGAAGAGCCTGCGACTGACGCAACTGAAAACATTGTAATCGAGTAGCAACATGCCTGCAATTACACAATTCATACAGCCTCAAGATTTTATCCTGCGCTATAAGTTGAGCGTAGCATTTAACGATGGCAATGCCTTAATTGAGCAATATATTAAGATGTACGAAAAGCCGTACATCTACCGCTTATTTGGGCAAGAATTGTGTGATTTGATTTACTTAAATTTTGATGATGAGCCGCTTTATCAAGCGCTCTCAGTGCCAACAGTTGTAAGTAATTGCCATGATATTTACACCTCGACTGGCTTTATTGATATTATCAGCTCATTCATTTACTCGCACTATGTACGCGAGAATATCAACACCAATACAAGCATTGGCCAAATGGCTGCAAAAGTTGAAGCCGGAACGCCTGCAAATGACAACAACACTGTTGCATTTACGTTTTACAATGCTGCTGCCCGTAATGCTTTGGCCTTACAAAAGTATGTTGAAGAAAATAAAGCTGATTACCCTCAGTATGCAGGTGAGCGCATTCAAACTACTTGGTTTATATGAAGCTGATTTCATCAATTTTACAGACCGAAGTAATCAATAAGCTCAACAACACTTTGGTTGCTATTGAGTTTGGAGTATTTAATCCAGAAGAGCAAACACAAGACGTTACCTTTTGTGATCTAAAGTGGCTTAAATTATACCTTGACCGCTTGCAAATCAACAATGTTGCACACCTTGTTACAGCCATAAACGGCAAAACCGTTACCATTAAATTAGGTGCTGAATTGATAGGAGATGAGGTGTTTACCTTGCCTATACCGCTATTTTTTAACGGCACCCTTTCCAACACCAAATGGGAGTGGAGCAAGTACGTTAACCCGCAGACAAACATCAACAGCGAGCGAGATAAGCTGCCATTCATTTGGTTGATTTCACCAACTGATGAGCGAATTGATAGCTACAATGAAGGTGGCGGGCGCAATGTAGATGCAAAGATTTGGTTTGTTCATTGGTCCGATTGGACTAAGTTAAATGCCGATAGGCAAGATGAAGCCGTACAGCCGCTTTATGCTTTGGTTGATGAGTTTGTAAATACAATGCTTAGACAAAGCGCGACATTTGATGGCAATACGCTTGGTCATTTACGCAGGGACTTCCCTAAATTTGGTACTGAAAACGAAAACGGAATTGATAAAGCAATTTTTGATAGCTCACTTTCTGCTGTTGAGTTGGATGCAAACTTTAAAATCATTAGCACTTATTGTGAAAATTGCTAATTTTGAACAAGTAATTATTATTTAACCCTTAAAAAACAAGAAATTATGGCCACAGCTGGATGTAACTGCAACGGTCGAATTGGTAACACTGGTTATCCTGGAGTAAAGCCGTTCGGCGTTACTGCTGGTTTGTACATGATGCCGATTCTTGCAAACGATGGTACCCGTAATGGTATCGATTTAACGAGTGTAGACCTCGGTCAAGCTCTTTTGGATGGAATCAATAACCCTGACCCATCAAAACGCATTTACCCTTTTAACAACTTACGCAATGTAACGTTTGAAGAGGCTGACCCGAACTTTGAAACTGCTGACAATGGTGAGCGTTTCAAGACTCGTAACGGTATCAAAACCGTAACGTTTGAGGCATGGGGCGTAAACGAGCAATTCTTTGCTAAAGCGTCTGAAAACTGCGTGAACTTTGGTATTTTCTTGGTTGATGTTTGCGGTAACGTAAAAGGTCAATTAGAAGAGGCTTTGGATTTATTGGCACCACGTCCTGTAAACCAATACAGTTTCTTTGCTAAGTACATGGATGCAACTGCCGACACAGGTGCAAAAGTTATGTTCTCAATGGACTATTCTTTATTGACTTCTGACGGTGGTCAATGGATGATTCCGGATAGCCTTTTATCTCCTTTCTCTGCTCTTGAGTTGAACGGACTTATCGATGTTACATTTGACATTACTGTCAACTCTGCAACTGAAATCGAGTTCCAAGCTAACTATGAGTATGGAAACGCAGTAAATCGTTTACCATGGAGAGGTGCTGCCTTGGCTGACTTCGCGTTGTTTAACCAAACAACCAACTTGGCTGTAACTCCTTCTGCTGTTGTTGAGTCTGCTGTAACACCAGGTCTTTACACCTTGACATTCCCAGCTCAAACTGCAGCTGATGTTGTTGCTTTATCTGCATTCCGTGCAGCATCAGGCAACTTGGTAAATGGCTTTGAAGGTGAGTCAACAACCTTCGTAGCTCAATAATCATGAAAGTGATAACAATCGGCCGCTATCAATTCAATGCCTTAGCATTTGAAGGGATGACACAAAAGCAAGCGGTTACGCATTTTGGCAGTTTTCCTGCCGATGTTGTTAAGCAGGCTTGGAAACAAGCGCAGCCGATTTTAAAAGCATTATAAGACTTTTTTGTTTGTTTTGTTTGATGTGAAAAGGGGAGGCAACTCCCCTTTTTTGTTACTTTGTATTATGGCAATAGGTACGAGTAAGCTGCATGAGATGTTAAGAAAGGGCAAATTGCTAAATGAGGCAGTTGCATGGTACAACGCGTTTTCGCCAAAAACAAAGACCGAAGTTCTTGACTTAGTACGCCAGGAGCAGTTGATGAAAAAGGGAATAGATGGCACCGGCCAAGTAATTGGCTATTATTCGCGCCTCACCTCTCTTATCAATCCAAAAAAGAAATTTAATTCGCCTTTCACCTTGTTTGATACGGGTGATTTTTACCGCTCCATGTATGTTCGTGTACTGCAAAACGCAATCATTATAGAAGCTGACACGCAAAAAATGGAGGAGCAAAGCTGGTTCACAGATAAAATATTAACACTCACAGATGAAAATTTGGCAATCCTTCAAATCAAAGTTCGCGAAAGCTACATTAAGCAATTCAAAACACTACTGGGCCTCCATTGATGAGATGCCTTTGTACTTTTGGGAGAAGTGCCAAGAGGGTAAATTGCAATTTGTAAACAAAGACCGCAAGCCAAGGCAATATGATGCCGATGTGTGGCTTGTTTTGTACAATGAGTATTTAGATCGTTACGGACTTGGTGAACAATTAGATAGGTATTTGAGTCAAAAAATACACCTTGCAAAGCTGCGGCTTCAATATGTCCAAACAAACAACGTATTTTTGTTGAACAACATTGAAATTGCCCAGATTGAACTCGAGCAACTAGACCCGTCAAAGCATGAAGGAATGAGCACAGCGCAGGTTGTCGTGCATCTTTCTAAGTGGATAGGCTATCGAGTAGACACCAGAGCGATTACGGTCGTAGAATTTAAAGAAATGTTAGAGGAATATGTCAGAAGCAATAAAGAAAAGTGATATAGTACAAGGCGACCCATTTGGGGAAATCGCCGCTGATATTACCGAAACGCTTGCAGCGTTAGACAAGTACGATAAGTCGATAAAAAGCATTGCTAACACAATGCAAAACGACCTTTCTAAGGCCGCCAAAAAGACTGTTCAAGACATTGAAGCGATTAACAAAGCGGAGATTGAAAGCGAAAAACTAGTGCAAGCTAAAATACGCACCTCAAAGCTGCAACTTGATTTACAAGCCAAGCAAAACCAACTCAATGCCCAATCGGCAAAACAAGCTGAACAGCAGGCAAGGGCACTTGAAAGAGAGGCACGCGAAAAAGAAAAAGCAAACAAACAATCTGAAAGAGCCGCTAAACTTGCAAGAGATGAGGCAAGTGCATACAAGCAACTAGAACGCAACACTAGAGATCTTAAAAACCAAAGTAAAGAGCTAGGGGCTCAAATGCTCAAATTAGAGCAGTCAGGCAAGCGTAACACAGCGGAATATCGCAAGCTAGAAAGCCAATACAAATCGGTTACCAAAGCCGCGCAGGCTGGCGATGTTCAGTTAAAAAAACTCGATAAGACCGTTGGGGATAATTTCCGCAACGTAGGTAACTATCAAAGCGCAATTGGTGGTCTTCGCAATGTATTGGGTAATCTAGGTATTGCATTTGGAGCATCCACAGTAATACAGGGAGCGGTTACAACCATTCGTGAATTTGACCAGGCCATTGCAGACTTGGTTTCTATTACGGGCGCAGGAGGCAAAGATTTAGAGTTCTTCAAAGAGCAAGCTATTGGCTTAGGTAAAGAGGTTCAAGGTGGGGCTTCTGCCGTTATTGAGGCCTATAAATTGATAGGTTCGGCACAGCCAGAGCTTTTGCAAAATGCCGAGGCTTTAAATGAGGTAACAAAGGCGGCTGTAACATTAAGTCAAGCATCCGGAATGGAGTTGCCTGCTGCCGCTACTGCGCTTACAGATGCAATGAACCAATTTGGAGCGCCCGCCGAGCAAGCGGGTAAGTTCATCAATGTGCTTGCAAATGGGGCTTTGTTTGGAGCTGCCGAGATACCGCAAGTAACAGAGGCTTTGTTGCGATTTGGAGCCGTTGCAAAAACAGCAAATGTAAGCGTTGAGGAATCGACCGCATTAATTGAGGCATTGGCTGAAAAAGGACTCAAGGGAGCGGATGCAGGAACCGCTTTGCGAAATGTAATGCTCAAGCTAAGCGCACCGGATGCGTTGCCAAGAGAGGCTAAAAGACGCCTTGATGAGCTTGGTATTTCATTTGCTACACTAGAGGACACCTCGCAGCCATTTAGCACGCGATTACAGGCCTTAAAGCCTTTGCTTAATGACAACGCAGCACTTGTTAAGGTATTTGGAACTGAGAACGCTGTTGCAGCCACAAACTTAATTAGAAATTCAGGGCGTGTTGCAGAGCTTACCAAGCAAATGGAAACGCAAGGTACCGCAACCAAGCAAGCAGAGGATAGAACAAAAACCCTATCTCAATCATTTATCGAATTACAAGGCTCATTTGAAGGTTATTTACTGCAACTAAATGAAGCGTCAGGAGCGGGAGCCATCTTTGCAAATGCAATTCAATTCTTAGCGCAAAACCTCACAACCATTTTAAACACGGTTGCAAAGGTTGGCCGCGCATGGCTCTTATACCGCGCAGGTTTACTTGCTGCAAATGCCGCTCAATTTCTATTTAATGGAGGGCTTAAAGACACCTTACAAGGCTTTTTAAAAAGCATACCTTCAACTCGCGCGTATCGATTAGAGCAAATTCAACTAGCTAGAGCCACAACAGCAAGCGGTGAAGCTGTGAAAAACACAGGCCGCGCACTTGGTGCCGTTCCATGGATGGCAATCATTGGAGTTGTTGTTGAGCTTGCCACTGCGTTTTATGATGTGGCCAGCGGTGCAGCCGAGGCACGTAGACAGCAAGAGCTTACAGATAAATACACCGCGAGCGCAGCCAAAAAAGCCGACAAGCGCGTTTCTGAAAGAAGCGATAACCTGCAAAAAGAAATCAGCGCCTTGCAACGCTTGCGTAATGAAAACAAGATTACAGAAGATGAGTTTTTAAAGCGTAAAGAGCAGGCAATTAAGAAAACAAATGAACAAGTTAGGCAAGACATAAAAGCCGTGAATGCGAGAAAGCAAGGATATAAGGATGAGCTTGCCGCGCTTGAAGAGTCTGAAAGGGTTTATCAATCAGGAGGGCGAAGCGCTTTAACTGAAGAGCAGGCTAATTTAAGAGCAAAATATTTGAGCGGAGAGGGCGTAATCGGAAAGATACAATCTTTGCGAGCATCCATTGCTGCAAGCAATACCAAGCTAATTGAATACAACAAAGAGCTTTCTGATGTAGGCGAAACCACCAAGGATGCGACTAGCGAGATTGAGGCATATGATGCTCAACAGGTTAGAAGCGGCAACATAACAAAGTCAAACACAAAGACAGTCAAAGAGTACAAAACCGAGTTTAAAGACCTCAATGGGTACATATCAGAGCAAACGGATTTGCTTCAAAAGCTGCAGGAAATACAGCAAGAACGCACGCTTGAAGGTCAGCAGCAGAACATTGATGACATGCTTGCAAACCAAGTTAAAGCGGCTCGCGAAACAGGTGAAGCGCAGGTTGATCAGTTAGAGGCAACAATCGCTGCAATGTTTCAATTAGAAAAGGACTACATTGAGCAAAAACGCGACTTTCAATTACAGCAACTGGAGGCCGACTACCAGCTTAATAAAGCCAAACGCTTGCAAGAACTCAACGATGAGAAAGCGGATTTAATTGCGGCGGCAGATGGTAACGCGGAAGCTATTGCAAAAATCAATACTAACTACGACGCAAAGAAAAAGCAGCTTGACGCAGACGAAGCCTTGCGTTATGAAGATTTGCAGCTTCAAAAAACCATTGTAACAGAGGAAGCCACAGACCAAGTTACCGACCTAAAAAAGAAAGAGCACGACGAAATAAACCGCGTAAATGATGCTATTATTGAAGGTCAAAAAGAGTTTTCAGCAGAGGTAAACAATGTAAACAAAGAGGGTAGCGACAAGGATGTTGATACAATCAAAGAGCGTTACGACCTAATACAAGGCATTCAGCAAGCGGCAACGGATGCGCTCAAAGAGCAAATTGATAAGCGAATTGAGTTATTGCAAAAAGAGGCTGATGCAGCCAAAACGCAACAGGACTTTTTGCAGAATCTAGCTGCCAACGGCAATATTTACGCACAGCAATCCATTGCCGAACAGATACGCATACAGCGTGAAGCACAACAAGAGCAGTTGCGTTTAGAGCGTCAAAAGCAATCTATTGAGCTGATAAGTGCAGGATTGAAAACATTTGAAGCCTCGTTGAGTGAGGGAAAAACACCAGCGGAGGCTTTAGCGGCAACCGTTGTAAATACACAAGTGCTCACAGGCTTTCTCAAAAACTTACAATTCTTTGAAAAAGGTACCATGAACGCACCGGGCGGGCTTTCTGTTGTGGATGAAAAAGGGGCAGAGCTTATTACTGACCGCCGAGGCAATATAAAAGAACTAGGCGCAGGAAAAGGAGCACGCTTCACGATGCTTTCACCAGGTGATAAAGTCTACACAGCAACCCAAACAAGCTCGCTTTTAAGTGCATTTGATAACGTTGGCAATATGTCCAAAATTCCTAAGGCATTAACGAGCTCAGGAGGCTTCGAAACGGCTACAATTACGCGTGAATTAAAAGCATTGCAGCAGATAGTTAGCAACAAATCAGAAAGCAACGTGCATTGGGAGAGCTTTAGTAGTGGCATTGCTGAAATCGTGCAACATAAAAACGTAAGCGGTCGAAAAATCACTAATAGATTCAGAGTCAAATGATACGTTACTTTTTAAATGGCACCGAGTGCAATCCTAAAAATAAGGATTCGGTTAACTACGTCTTTGATTTTACTGATCGTCAGCTTCGCGAGCTTGAGTTGTCGGTTGATACGCTCGAATTTGTACGTGAGGACTTTGATGCCATTAAGCAATGGTTGAGCCTTTACGGCAATTTTGTTGGGATGCCTTTAGACATTCAATACTCAAACGGCCAAGTTGTCAAATACCTACTTGATTTTGCTGACCCATCTTTTACAATGCGCGAGCGAGGCTGTTCTGTAAAACTCAAAAGATACAAGGCTATTGATAATTTTTTTGACAATGCCGACGGCCTTAGTTTTGGCTCAATCACTTGGCAAGAAAACGATTTCACGCTAATTGATTACGTAATTATTCCGGAGCAACAATCAAGCTATTACCTTTCGTTGTCATTAGCAACCTATGCACTTACAAAAGAGCTCATTGAGGCTGTAAAATCAATTTCAGAAGGCATTGCAGATTTGACAAAGGCGTCTGTTCCTGTTGGCATACCGCCTGCGCCTGATTTTGGAGCTATTGCCGTTGCTGCTATAAAACTAGCTGCGCGCATTGCCTATGCAATTAGCATTGTTGTTGCTTTGGTAAAATTAAGTATTGAAATAATCAATGTTATTTTTCAACCGATTAGGCAATTTAAAGGCATTAGCTACCGTCGTTTAATTCAAAAAGGATGTGGCCAATTAGGCTATACGCTGCAATCTAATCTACTTAGTCAACTTGCACCGCTAACAATTTTACCGGTTCCATTAAAGCCAAAGGATGGCACATGGTTTTTTGAGCTCTTGGGTGTTAACACCTCTGGTTACACAAATGGCTATCCATCAAGCAGAGATAGCGTGCAAACGCTAGGTCAAGCCGTTAAGGCGATAGAAAACACATTCAATGCCAAAACCTCTGTAATTGATGGGGTGGTACGCATTGAGCAGGAAACTTTTTTTGAGAACACGCCAAACACAGGTTTATTAAACGCGTTCAATTTACAGGATGCCATGCAAAGCGAATACACTTTGAATAGTGATGAGCTATTTAAGCGCATGGTTGTGCAGTACCAAGTTGACCCGAGCGACTTTAATACGTTTGATGACACGTTCCAAAACCTTTATGAAATATCAAGCGAAACACTTAGTTCTCCAGATCGTAGTTATGAGCTTTTTAAAGGCTTTGATTTAGTCGACATTCCATTTGCTAGGGGCACCAATAAAGGCATACTGAATTTTTTAGAAGAAGCGGCCAAGAATTACGCTAAGGCAATCGACGTATTTACAAGCAGTAATTTATCAGCAAAAATTGAGGCTCGAAAAAACGCCCTACAAATCAGTTCGCAGTATTTCAACAATACAAAATTACTGTGGATGCAAGGCTCGAGGTTGCACCCTCAACAAACCAATTTCATAGGCTGCCAAGCCATTGCAAATAACTATTGGTACTCTCGCTATATTCAAAACAATCAGCGTCGCATTTACGAAAATGTGCCGGTTGCAATGACTGAAAGCGAGTTGTTTGCCTTGATGCAAAATAATTACATTGTTGCAGATGATGGTCAAGTTGTAGAGATCACAAATATTCAATGGTCTGAGCGAGAGCATTACGCAACAGTTTCTTTGCGTGTACCACAGCAATCAATTAACGAAAAAACGGTGATAATAGATGACGGCATTTAATGACATTTTAGGTAAGGACATTCCCAATATCTTAAAGCAATTCAAAGCATTAGAGAATAAGCTAACGCCCGAATTGATAAAGCTCAATGCGCAAAGAGAGCACATTCCTGCGGATTTATTGACTAAATTTGACGAGGTGATGGCCGATTTAAAGGACAAAAAAGAAAAATTGAAGCAGCATGGCATTGACGGTTATAAGTAAGAATTACGCGACACGCAATTATCCTGCTGGCAATAACTTTTTACTTGCAAATAGCGGTCAAATTGTAACTGAAACGCTCAACTTTATAGTTGACTTTGATTTCATTAGCACCACCCAAAACCTCATAACATTTCCTTCGCTTTTTCAAATTCAATTGCTCGGCTCGAATTGGTCTGACTTTGGCTTTAATATTGGTGATGAAATAGAGCTTACCGGCACGATTATACAAGGCAGCTCAACAATCAATTATTCGGGATATTCGGTTACAATTACAGATTTAAACGGCGATACCATTACAGTTGACACCACACTAGACCCCGCAAGCTCGGGTATTCTAATCGGTGCAATTATGCCTCAAACATCTGTTGGCAATACCGCGCTTTCAATTGTAAACGTAACAGCCTCGACGCCGCAAGCCTTGGAGTATTGGCACAACATTGTGCCAAATTCAGTAGCAGGCAGCGTGAACAGCTTAATAGATGGAGAGGTCAATAGATTTAGCACAGACCAGCTCGCAACCTTAGTTGTTGGTGGTGATTTACAGTTATTGCAACTTGGCGACCGCTCAGGAGGCAGCTATTTTGGTTCTACGGTAACCAGGAAAGCGGACGTTTCAGGTAAAAAAGCCTATTCAATAGAGCTTGTTTACGACTTCCCTTATAAGTTTGAGGATGGAGATTTTGCAGAGCCTTCATTCTTTACGGCCGCGCAGTCATTAAAGCCATATTTTGAGCTTTTAGTGATACCACAAGTAAACAATCCAAACGCTCAGCTAAGATATGTTTACGGGGCTTATTTAGGCAACACGGGTTGGCTGAATGAAAACTACAATCAAGGCCTAAATGATTTCTTGGTAACTGGCGTTTCCATTACAAATAACGCAGGAGACCCAGTTGATGAAATTGATTATAGCGCTGAGAACACTGTGCGTTTCAAAGTAGCAAGTACGGGCGCTATTTCCGAAATTTTCGAGCTTGAATTTTACCGTATACCAACAGCGCAGGACTATAAAAATAAACCACAAAGCCACGCGCAACTCATCAATTTAGCCAACAGCTTTTTTGATGCCGGAGAAACATCACAAGCATATGGCATTGGTGGTGATTTAATGGAGTTTAGCGATGTTTCAATAACGTTAATAAGCCCTTCAATTATTGAGGTTGGTTGCAAGCTAACACCAAACAGCGATTTCACGCAGCTAGTTGACGCTCTTCCCGAGGGCCAAAGACAATACCGCCTCACAATAAACGTGCAGGACGATTCAGGAACTGCAAACAACAATAACGCGGTAACATTAAACCTAAAGCAAGGGCAGTTAACAAAGAACCCTGTGCAAGGCGGCGTGTTTCCCGGAATAGAAACCCAAGAATTTTACAACCATGCCGGTGAGTTGGCAACACCAAGATTCACAACCGAGGACGATTTTCGATATAAAGCGGTTTTTAACCTTGACAAGTTCAATGCTTACCAATCTTTACAAACCACAGTTGTGATTGAGCGCGTCTCGGATGGTGCCGAGTTTGAGTTACTTTCTCGTTTGATTCCATTTGCAAACTATGTAACAACGCCTAACGGGATCATACAAATTCAGTTCAATGAACCGATACAGCAGTTCCTTGACAACCCTGACGCCAACAAACTCACATTGGCTTTGGATGGTTCTGAAACATCTGAGCTTTATGGAGTAGAACTCAACTGGTCATTGATGGCCAACTGGCGTTATTGGATAGCGCAAAGCAACGCGTTCAATGATTTCTTTGATAATGCCCTCCCATTGAACGGCCTTAATGCTGAATGGATGCGATACCTACGCATTGCAGGCTATGACATCAAAGTCAAGTGCAACATTATTGACCAGGACAACACAGAATTTTACTTTGAAACACCTTTTATTTTAAGCGATTATGACAGCGAGGAGAATGTAACGTGCGATATTCAGCTTTTTGACGCGCAGGGCAACGCGCAAAACACCCTTTTAGCTAATCAAATAATGAGAGCTAAAGCGGTTTTTACAATTGGTGGAGGCGCTGGCCTTTGGGACGCTCCATTTATTTGGGGTTGGTTTTCCATTAGGCCAAATGAAGCAGACCCGAATAAACGCCTTTCAACCGTTTGGGATTGGTCAGCCCAAGACAAGCCGTTGCAACCTGTTGCAGGCTTTACAAATCTTAAAATAGACATCATTTCGGCAACTGTTGTGCATCTAGTTTGCGACATAGATACAACTGTTGTTGCTGGCGTTAACAACACACTAGTTGCGCGCATAAACCAAGTGAGCGAAAAGGGTAACTTTGCAATGGTTCACAAAGAAAACTTTGCAAAAATAACACTTCCAAGCGATGCAATACGTGAGGATAAAGGGGCAGTCTTTTGTTCTGAGCCGCAATTAGTATTAGCCTCTTTGGAGGATGCTGCGTATTATAAAAATGACCGAACAGGCATTGCTTACAAGTTTGATGAAATGACAATCGAGCTTGAGGATAAGCAAGGCAATTTATCAGCTGCACCTGGAATAAGCGTAAACTTTCCGCACCAACCCGATGCAAAGGGATTTGTAATTGATTGGCGCCAAGTTGCTGTTGGTTCGGTACTTACTCAAGGCTGCTACAAAGTGCGCGTCAATTGGGAGCTGCAAGGCAATTCAGGATGGTTCTATTTTGGCAGCTACAACCTAGTAGAATACTCCCCATTCAATGCGCTTGGCACAGTTCGTTTATTTGTTGTGCTTGACGATTTAGTACGCAAGCAAGGCATTAATTACAAAGATTCGGGTTTTGCGACTACGCTTAGATTTCGGGGCCAATTCGGCTACATGCAACCTAAGTATGAAACTGAGAATATTATTTACACGGACAGACGCCGTGAAAAGGTGCGTAATGAGTCGCTTAGAACTTACGAACTACGCTCAAGTTACCTGCTTTCCTGCATGACCCGTTTGATTGATGAGGAAACGTTGCTCACAGCAAATCAAATTTACATTTCGGATCACAACGCAAATAACCACGTTCAGGATTTATATTATGATTACCCTGTAATTCTAAGCGAGGAGGAAAGCCCAACGTTTGAATACACTGACAGCGTTTATGCAAAAGTAAAAGCCGCCTTTGTAGACAAAGTAGCCTACTATGAAAGCAAATATGACGGCTCAATTAAAGGCTCTGAAAACATTATTTTACAATTGCCAACCGTAACAACAGGCGGTGGGGGCATTTGTGAAAATGCACAGGTGTTCAATTCGGATTTCAGTTATAATGTAAGCGTTCCGAGTGGCGGTGATTTGGAGTTACCAGATACAACCGTAAATTTGTACATTGATGGCGCGCTTGTGGATTCTCAGGATGTGGTAACTTTGGGCGCAGCAACTATTAACGTAATTTGGCAATAAAACATGGACTTTTTCATAGAATCACAAGTAAAAACCTTTGCAACCTTTGGTGATTTCCCTGCCACAGGTCAAGTAAAAACCATCTATATTGATGAGGCTACAAGCAATCAATATTATTGGAACGGCCTGTCTTATGTTGGTTTATCAGACAGCAACAAAGTGCCTTACACAGGCGCAACAGGAAATGTTGATTTAGGTGAAAACGAGTTAAAAGCGGGTCAAATAACGCTAGACACATCACCGACAGGCACGGCTGCAGTGGGTACCACAAGATGGAACAACGCAACTGGAACTAGCGAAACGACTTTAAAAGGCGGTAGCGTTATTCTAAAAAATGGTGTTGATTTGGTTGCCAGAGTAGTTAACAAAGTTACTCCTAACACTACGCTTACAAAGGCAAACTATACCGCCGTAAGAGTAAGCGGCGCGCAAGGTCAGCGCCTGGCTGTTGCATACGCGCAAGCAAATAATGACAACAATAGCGCCGACACAATTGGTTTAGTAATAGAGACAATTGCCACCAATCAAGAAGGCTTTATTATGACCGTTGGTCAACTTGATGGTATTAACACAACAGGTAGTCTTCAAGGTGAAACATGGGTAGATGGCGACGTTCTATACCTAAGCCCTACAACACCAGGCGCGCTAACCAACATTAAACCTACTGGATTGACGGGCCATATTGTGGTAATGGGTTACGTTGAATATGCTCATGCGGTCAACGGCAAAATATACGTAAAGATTATGAATGGGTGGGAGCTTGATGAGCTTCACAATGTTTATATCGATTCGGCCACACTTGCCAATAATAACATCTTACAATACGATTCTGCTGATCAGCTTTGGAAAAATAAGGTTTTATCAACAGGCTTAACCATAGGCACTACACCGATAGCCTCGGGTACTGTTGGACGTGTATTGTTTGAAGGCACGGGAAATGTAGTTCAAGAAT